GTGACTGTTAAACGCCTCGATGACCTTAAACCTGATGAGTTCTTGTTTATCCGCTCTGCGTCTGCGGATGGACGTAGCGTGCTGCTAGCCGATAGCCCGGCAAGCTCCTGCTGCTCCCTTGCCCATGGTCAGCTTGAGGTGCAGGGGGATCGCAGCTTCAGCCAGAATGTGCGAACCGCCTATGAGCGGGCCAAGCTCAGCGACAAGGTTGCTCAGGCGGGGGGTGGGAGCTTCGGTTCTGCGCCTGCGCAAGCCGAGCCCCCCTCAGCGCTGGCCCAGCAGATGAAGGCCGATACCACCAGTGCCACTGCGGTCAGGCTGCCCATTCTGGTTTACCAGTCGCCCAAGCTCCCTGGTAAGAATGCTGATGGCACGATGGCTGCGGATATGACCTTTGGTGATATGACCGCCGAGCAGATCCAGGCCATCCCCACCGTCTGGGATACCCGCCTATTTGCCCTGCAGGATCTCGACAAGTCGCGGGCGAACTATCACTTTATGAACTTGCGAACCATGGCGACCACGTTGTTTTCTGCGGGGACTCTCCAGATGGTGATTCTTGCCATGATTCATAAATTCGAGAAAAGCGAAGGAGGGGAGTTTAGGCACCCGGACTTGGAGCGTGCAGTAAGAGCACATCCCAATACTCGTAAATTCTCTGATGTACTGATTGAGGGGGTGAAGCGCTCAATCGAGGAGCATGCCGGAGAGCCAAACAATATTTCATTCAATGAATGGAAAAAGAGCTATGGGGAGGAGTTATTTCCTCCAGCGTTTCACACATTTTCAGACAAATACCTTGGCTGGGTAAATGGTGGCCTGACCATGGCAATCAACGATGTTTGGTCTGGCAGGGCCGAACTTGTGGCCTATGAGCGTAGTGGTCGATCCTACAAAGGGCGGTTAAAGGTGACCTTTACCGATAATTTTGGCCTAGACCTTCCGGATGTGGGCCCTGATCCCGATACGGGGATAATCAAGCCTTACAGTGGGTTGGTGGGTTTTCGCTCCTGGTTTGTGTTGCAGCATCTAAACAGGTTTGCCTACAAACCTTTCCTGACTGTGGTCGAACTTTACTACCCAATACAGGGAGAGCTTCCATGAAGGCTCTATGGCTTGTAGCTATCTCTATCCTCTTGCTTTCAGGTTGCGATGAGCAACCACCTCAGCTTCATAAGTGGGCGGCTGATTATCACAATGAATTTACTGGTGGGGATAACTACCAATTTGTAATGACCAATCCCCCTGAAGGCCAAAGAGCCTTGGTCACGTTCCTCGCTGATTATTTTCAGCAACATCCGTTAGAGCCCATCGAGTATGGTGCAATTATTTATCGAGAAAGCTCTGATACGCCAATCAACGGCGATGTGCCAAAAGCGGGGATGTTTGACCAGACAATGCGTGGAAAAGCTAAGGTTACTGTTGATATAAATGAATATGTAATTGCTTCGGTGAGTCGTCTTGATGACATAGGGAAGAAAGGGGGGGTTAGGATATTTTTCTCTAGTGACTACAGGGAAACATGTCAAGAGCTGAAATATAACGCTGTTGATATAGTCCCCGGTCAGCCGCTCCCGGCCACTTGCAATTAGGCTGGCAGTATAGGAAAACATTACTTGCCGGGCGCCAGTAAGGCCAGATTCATAAAGGCTCGGTGCTTCGGTATGATGCTGCGCTGTCTGATGCAATCCTTCCATGCGGCATTCCCTGGTCATGGGCAGGTGATGGCAGGCAGACAAAAGAGGGCCCCACATTGTGGGGCCCTCTTGCGTTGGTGAGTTACTCGATGATGGGGGAGAGCTGGTTGGCCAGGTTGCCCGCTTGTTGGCTCTGGCTGTTGAGGGCGTTGCCCTGGTTGGGGTTGGGCCCGCTGCCGTGGGTGTGGCTGGCCGTGGTGGCTGCCAGCTGCTCCACCAAATTCATCAGCTGGAGTAGCAGCCGGAAGATGTTCACGCTATCTGTCCCCATCCAGGAACGCGGCGCCTCCAGGTGTTGCAGCTCACCGGCGACGGCTCGGCGCAGTTGTCCCACCACTTCGACCAGATCCCCTGCTGTGGTCTGGCTCATGTTGCCCAGGCTTCCCAGAACCAGGTCATCCCCCGCCAGCAGCTCGATGGCCCCCAGCGCCTCGACCCGTTTCATGGCGCCCACCTCTTCGATGCTGTGCTGCGCCACCTGCAGCTGATGCTGGCCATGTTCCCCCAGGTAGTCATCACTTTGGTGGTGCATCTCCATGGCATGGTCATACATGCGCCGGTCGGTGTGGCGGCTCAGATTGCCCACGGTATCGGTGCGGCTAAACACCTCGGCCCGCTGCTGCTGCAGTTGCTCGCCCGGGGCGATATCGGGCAGTGGCCAGCCGCTGCCAAGTACGGTGCGGATAAAGGGGCGGTCGGCGCGGCCAAAGGCAAAGCCCAGCTCGACCAGGCTCCCCTCGATGGGGAACTGCAGTAGACCCTGCTCAGGCCCGCCGAACATCACCGGCAGCGGCACGGCGCGATAGAGCGGGGTGGCTTTATCCGGCTGGCCATCTTCCCCGAGCAGTTGCACGTCCACGGCATAGCGGGGGCGAAAGGGGTCATTGAGCTGGCCAGCGGTGGCCTGGTCGCTGATGGCTTCGACCCGCCCGAATTTGGGCAGGTGCATCTGGTCGGCCAGCTCGGGGAACTCTCCTTCGACCTTGCGCCGCTCTGCTGACTTGGTGGCTTTGCCCGGGGTGGCCAGGGTCAGACTCATCTCATCGCCCTTGAGGCGCACCCGGGTGACGCGCTGGCCATTGATGATGGCCCCGGGGCGCACGGCAGGGATGGGGGCCAGGGTCAGGATGTTGCCCGCCTGCTTGGCTGAGAGGGCAGGGTCTAGCATCACCTCGCGCCCGGGCCAGCGGCTGTGGCCATGGCTGCCGACGAACACGGCGCCATCAGGTTGTTGATACCAGCAAAAGTCGGCAATGGCGAAGGCGCGCCCCGCATTATCGAGCAGCTGGTAGCCGGTCCCGGCGCTGGTGAAGTTAGGGATGGGCCGGTCTGTGTAGTCGGCCCCGTCGGGTAGCAAGAAGGTGAGACCGCACTGGTCGGTCAGCCAGGCCAGCAAGCCGCGCAGGGTGGCATGCTGCTGGCTGACCGGAAAGCGGCTGCCCAATATCCCGGCCAGCTCCCGGCATAACAGCTTGCTGCTGCCATTGGTGGCGGGTTGCACGTCGTAGACATAGCCGCTGAACCAGCGGCGCAGCTCGTTGTTGTAGCCGGTGTCCAGGATCAGGGTCTGACCCTTGCTGGCTGCCCCCTCAATGGTCAGGGCGGCGCGCCCGCCCGCGCTGAGATCCAGCACGATGTCATGCTCGACCAGGTGCATGGGCTGTCCGCCCAGGGTCAGTTGGGTGTTGAGTTTCATGCCAGTGCGTCATCCGCTTTTTTGAGGTACTGCTCGAAGGGGGTGAGTTCGTATTCATCGGCCTTGTCCCCCTGGGTGGGCGAAGGGGCCTTGGCTTGGGTGGTTTGCTCTGTGGCCTGGCTCACCTGGGCCACCGCCTTGGGCAGACGCTGCTCGCGCTTCTCCGGTACCGAGTTGTGGTCGCTCAAGGTGAAACTCACCTGCCAGGCCAGCAGGCCCTCTTGCTCGCTGGCGGTGATGCGACCGGTGAACTTGGCCTGGCGTATCTTGACCGACTTGGCGAGTAGCGAGCCCACCCGAAAGATGTGGCGTTTGCCGCCATCATCTTTCATGTCGGCCAGCTCGAACAGGCGGGCCAGCTTGTCCCCGTCTTTGTAGGGGATGAGGCCGGAGACATCCAGCTCCTTGGCTTTGGTGCCCTGCTCGGCCTTGCTGGTCGAGCTGGTTTGGCCCGATTGGTCTTTGTCCTGGAACTGCATGGAGAGCGAGATCCGCATCGATGACATTGCGATGGGTTCGCCGTCCAGGGTCAGCATGGCGCTGATGGTCATGGGGTAAACTCCTGCCAAAAGGTCAGTGGGGAAGGGGAGAGCAGCAGGGTGGCGACGCTCATGCTCATGCTGTGATCCGGTGGTGTGCTCTGGCCAAGTTGCGCGGCCAGGCTGGCGACATCCCCCTGACCTTGCCAGCGGTAGAGCTGACCCGAGAGCGTGGCCAGGGTATCCAGCGCGCTAGCCAGTTCGCTCAGGCGCGCGGCGCGGCGACTCGCCAGCCCCTGCAGCTTGTCGATGGGGCTCTGGTTATCCCGGGCCAGACTCTCTAGCTGGGCAAGCTCACTGCCCAAGGCGAGGCTGGCAGGGCGCAGCGGCGCCCAGACCAGCGGCTCATCGGCATGCCAGCGCGGTACCTTGGCCGCCGTGGGCTTGGCCATGATGTCGTTGTTGGCTTCCAGGCGACGCAGGGCCGCGCACCACTCTGGCAATGGCAGCAAGGCGCACAGAGGGGCCAGCTTGGCCGCAAGGTCGGCGGCGCTGTTACCGGTCACCAGCCAGGCGAGGGCATGGAGATGACCGGATGGCAGCAAGGGGTCGGCACCATCTTGCAGCTTGTCAGCCAGCGCCTTGACCGCATTGGGGGCGGCCAGACTGGCCTGATCCCCCTGCACCTGGCCGACGCCGTGCTGAAAAGGGGTCACCGCCAGGGCGCGACCGGTGACCAGCAGATGGTCGAGTTGGGCGCGAAGTCCTGAAAGGGCAGCAGCCTCACCACTGAGCGGGTGGGGGCGATACTGGGCGCGGCTGGCGATGGCCTGCAGGCGCCCCATGGCCGCATCCGCCAAGGCGGGTACCTGGGTCAGTACGGCGCGGGCCTGATGGTGCAAGCTGGCCCCGCAGGGGGGCCAGTGCAGGTCGCTTTGCTGCCAACTCATGCTGGTAGCTCCGGCCAATCCACCGTCGTGGGCCAGCCAGGTGTTTCAGGCAGGCGCGCAAGCGTCACCCGGTACAGTCGCAAGGCGGTGAGCCGCGAGGTTTCCGCCGGGGTCAATATGCCCAGCAGCTCGGCATCCCCCAGAGGGGCGATGGCATCGCCAGCCAGTTGCAGGCGGCGCGCCAGTTCGCGCTGCTGCTCCTCTTCGGTCGGGATGGGCGTGGGCGGCGCCTGGTAGGGGGCCACCTCGCCGTACTCACCAAAGCGCGCCCGCACAAACAACTCGACGCCATAGGGCTCCGGGTCACTTTGGGTGGCAGTGAAGGGCACCGGCTCGGCCTGATTGGCAAACTGGACGGTCAGATTGATGGCGGCGTGTTCCGGGTCGGCCCACACGGGGGCGGTAACGTGAAGAATGTCGTCTGTCATTTTGTGCGGATCCACAGTGAGGTGTTTTGGTCGTTATTGCCGCCGCCCTTGATGGCGCCAACCAGCTTCCAAGTACCCGGCAGGGCGGAGCCGATGCCCGGGCTGCCATCTTCCGAGTTGGCTGCGCGCAAGGAGCTGCCCGCAATGGCGTAGCCTGGGCCCTTGTTACCCCCGGTTGATACGATGCAGGTGGCAAAACAGTAAGTCCCCACCTGCCCCCAGCCGCTGCCCACGATGTCGGCATTGCCCTGAGACGCCGGATGGGTGTGCCCAGAGGGGGGCATGGTGCCGGGTTTGCCGGACACTTCCCCCCAGCTTGGCCAGCGGCTGGCGTATGCGGGGATACCGCTTATTTGTCCCCAGGGGTGAGAGTGGGATGCCGCTGCCGCGCCCAGTTCGGCCAGGGTTGGTTTGTCGTACGTGTGATAAATGCGGGCATTGGTGGAAGGGGAGGTCGTATCACTGGCATTCGCCTTGAACCCGTACCAGAGCTGATAAATAGCAGTCGTCGGGCTGAACAGTGTGTGCCGATATTTGCTCCCACCGTTGTGTCCCCAGCTGATCCAGTTCAAGAACTGCGTGCTGCCAGACCCCTTGGGGGCTTGCGCCGAGCCCGTCATGAATTTGTCAGATTGAACGTTCCAGTCGAGGTTCTTGAGATCGAGATAGTCATGGCTATGCCCCTCGATGGCCAGGGCGGGCTTGTCTGTCACTTCCCCCCAGTTCGGCCAGCGGGTTGCCTGGGTGGGCACATTGTCCAACTCGCTCCAGGGGTGGCGATGGCTACCCGTCTTGATCTCCACCACGATATTGACGCCCTGGGCGTCTTCCAGGATGCCTTTGCCGGTCACATCTCCGGACAGCTCGATGGTGCGCTTGCGGCGCAGGTCGATCACGCTGCCGTCGCTGTTGATGATGGCCACCTTGGCCAGATGGTGACGATAGCCGTTGCCGTCGGTGTAATCGGCCTTGTCGGCCACGCTCAAGGTCAGCGTGAAGTGGTTCACCCAGGCATCGAGCAAAGAGCCCGCCCGGTAGATGTCGAGCCAGAGCCCCACCGGCTTGGCGCCCGGGCTTATCTTCTGCACCTCATCGAGTTGGGCGCGCAGGCCACCGACATAGGCGACCCCGGGCTGCACCTTGTAGACGCCAGCCTCATTCACCAGCTTGAAGCCATCGCCATAGAAGGTGGCTGGCCCGAAGAACTGCAGCGCCTGCAGGCGCAGGTCGTCATCCATGCCACGCAGGCGAGCGGCATAGTCAATCTGCCAGGTGCTGGCGTCCACATTCGTGACCGTGGCTTCACTGGCTCGGTCGTACTCCATCAGCATCGATTTCACCAGGCTGTTACCCACCTGGCCGCTCAGGGGATCCGTCTTGAGTTTGGTCTCGCTGCCCTTGTGCACAATCATGGCCACCATGCCGGTCGCCTTGTTGATGAGGTACATGGCATTGAACTCGAAATCGCCCAGGGTGGTGTCCATGACGATGGTGTACGCCACGGCGTCGTTGTTGATGCGCCCGCGCTGATCCACCTGGTGGCGATGCACGATTTGCCCTGCCGGTGGCAGAGCGCCATCGGGGTTGATGGGCGCATCGGGGTCTAGTCCTGGGATGTTGGCCAGCACGAACTCATCGAGCACCACCGGGGCTTGGGTGGCGAGGCAGGTTTGCCAGTAGCTGGCGAAGGCGTTGGTAATGATCTGGCTCATGGGTTCCTCTTGAGTGATGCACCGAACAGCTGCTGGCTCATGTCGATGCGGCCATGATGGATGGTCGCGCTGACCGGATAGACCACCTGGAAGCGGTAGCGGCGGCAGGTGCGGCCATAGTGTTGAATGAGGGTGCTCATCAGCGCCTGATTGCTGGCCATGGCGCTGTCAGTCACCTCGATGGTGATGACGTCCCAGGGCTGGCCCGCCTGGCGCTCGTGGATGTCGCACCAGCCGATGTCGAGCCGCTCGAAAATCCGCTTAAACCCCGCCACTTCGCCCGCGTCCCTCGCGTTGACAAAGGCGAACTGGACGCGCTTGCGAAACAGTGCCAGCGGCTCGCCATCAAAGCGGCCGATGTCCCGCTCCCAGGCGAGCAGGGCCAGCAGGGACTCCGAGCAGGTCAACGGGTCTTGCTGGGCCAGTGGCAGCAAAAGCCACCCTTTGAGTCGCTGCCAGAAGGCGTTGATGCCCTTGGCCAGAAAACCCGGCTCGGCGTGAGCGGCGCTGATGGTGACGCCATCTTCCCACCAGGGGGCGCTAGCATCGGGTAACGCAGGGGCTTGCAGGTCGTGGGCAAGCGGTGTCGGCTTAGTCATGGAGGGTGACCTCAAGCTGATTCAGGCGCGGGATGGCCAGGGCGGACACGATGTCCTCCTCGGCAAAGCGCAGGCTTTTGAGCTGCGGGAACTGGCTGTGTAACTCCCGGCCCAACTGGGAGAGGGAGAAGCGCGACTGGGGCCAGGTGCGGGTGACGCTGGGGAAATCCGCAGACTGACGAAAGGCCGCCTTCACCAGGTTCTCGGCGCCCGCCTTGAGCGCAGTTCGCTGCGCCTCGCTGAGGTTGGCTTGTGGCCACAGCTCCAGGGTGAGGTCGTGCTGGGTTTCGGGGATGCTCATCACGAACAGGTCATCCCCATGGCCATGGTTGCCCTGGCGGCCCACGTAGTCGTTGAGCTGGGCGGTGAGGCTGGCCGGGGTCGGCCCCACTTCCAGCAGGATATAGGCGTTGGCGGTGCCGGGGCCCCGGGGGGCGTCATGCTCGAAGAAGATGTGATCGGCGCGAATGCCCGCCACGCTGGCCAGCATCGAGCGGTAAATCGCATCAATGTGATAGCGGCCCACTGCCGAGAACTGGTTCTGGATGCGCAGCCCCAGGGCATCGTTGCTCTCGGCGTCGCTGCCCTGGGTGGTGATCCACTCCTTGTCGTCGTTGCGCGCCGACAAAATGCCGGTCACCGCCTCGCTGAGCAGGTTGTAATAGCCGGGGGCCAAATTCCAGGCCGCGCCTGCCTGCTCGGCTTCGCACACCACCTTGGCCACCGCTTCACCGGCGGGGCTGACCACGGTTTGCAGAGGCTTAAGGCGGTAGATGGTGCCGTTGATGCGCTCGGTGCTTATCCAGATATCGGCCGGGACGGTGACGGCATCCTGGGGGCTGGCCTTGACGAAGTTGACCAGGCCCCGGGTCTTTTGGGCTGCCTTGCGGGTCAAGTCCACATCCCAGGCTTTGAGGTCGAGATAGGTATCGGTGGCGGTGGCCGCGAACGTATTGGGCAGCACATGACTGGCCAGCAGTTCGCGGATAAGCCAGAGCGCCGGGGTGATGACCACGCCGCGCACCAGCCGCCAGAACGGGCTCACGTCCGAGTCGTTGGTGATGAGGGAACCGGCGGCCTCCACCTCCTTTTTGAGCTCAGCCTCCATCGCCTCGGCGGTGGTCGGCACACCGGTTTCGCTCAGCAGGGCCATAAAGTCCACGGTCGGGCGCAGGTTCACAGGGTTACCTCCAGGGGGCCAAATTCGTAAGTGGTGGCGGTGACCAGCACTCGGTCGGCGGCCTCTTCATTGATGAAGATGGTGCCGGGCACCAGCCGCTCGTCACGTTCAACCAGCAGCTCAATCTCGGTCAGCACATCGGCGCGCAGAGTCGGGCTGCGCTCGCCGATGAGCTTGCGGGCGAGCCCCGACTCCATGATGCGGTGCTTGATGTCCTGGCCGATGCTGTGCCTGTTCTGGGTGTAACGGGGCTGGCCACCGGCATCGAGCAGCCAGGCGCCATCGTTCACCAGGATGTCGATGTATTTGGGCTCGCTCATTTGGTCTCCAGCCAGGCGTTCTCAGCCATCATTTCCGGGGTCATGGGGTTTTGGTTGTGCATATGCACCTCGCCGATATGCAGTGCCTTGGCGGGTTTCTGGTTGGCGGTGGTCGCCGCCGCGTTGGCCTGGATCAACTGTTGGCCAAGGCCCCCTTGGGGGATGGGGCTCTCGGGGCCCTGACGATAGCTGGCCAGGGGCCCGTTGATGCGCTGCTGCGCCTGAGCCACCCCCTGCAGGGGGATCTGCAACTGGCTCGGGGAGGGCAGGGCCAGCTCGGGCATGTTGCCCATCTCGATGTCGATGCCCGGGATCATGTTGAGTTTGTCGACCAGCCAGTCGATGGACTGACCCAGCCACTTGAATACCCCCCAATCGCCCAGGGTCTTCTTCAAGTCGTCCCAGTAGTAGATGACCGCTGCGACGGCCCCAATCAGCAGCACGATACCGGCGACGATGAGGCCGATTGGGTTGGCATACATGGCGATGTTGACCGCGAGCAGGATGGCTCTAAAGCTCACCAATCCGGCCTTAAGCAGGTTGAGGGGGGTTATCAGCACGGTCCAGGCAATGCCAAGCCCGGTGGTGGCCAGGCTGGCCAGCCCGGCAATCAGCATCCAGGCGCCGGTCACCATGCCGAGCCCCACGATAGCGAGCAGGGCATAGCTCACCACCTTGGTCAGGTTGGGGAAAAGGTGAGTCCAGCGCAGCACCACGGCGGCGCCATCGGCAAAGACCGCAACCACCGCATTGATGGCTGGCAGCACCACCCCGAAGGCGGCGGCCCGAATGGCAAACCAGGCTGACTCTACCCGCTGCCATTGGTCGGTCATCGAGGCTGCCATCTGCTCGGCCTTGCCCATGCCATGGGTGTTGGCCAGGGCGTTAATGTTGGTGGCGAGCCCCTTGGTGTTGCTCATCAGGAGTTTCACCATGGCCACCGCCTCATCGGAGCCGAACGCCTTCTTAAGCTCGTCCCCTTCGGCCACGCTCAGGGTCTCGCCATAGCGCACCTTGAGTTTGTCGAGGATGTTGAGCACCGGCAGCATGTTGCCCGCCGAGTCGGTAAACTGCAGGCCGAGCGCCTTCTGGGCATTGCCCACCCCGGCCAGAAACGACTTGAACTTGGTGCCCGCTTCGCTGCCACTCATGGTGGCCTGCAGCTGGCCAAGCACCGCAAACTGCTCATTCATCGACACCCCCGCCGAGGTGGCATTGGCCCCGATGCCCTTGAAGGCATCACTCATGCCCTGGCCGGTGGTCTTGAACATCTGCACTGCAAGCGCGGTCTTGCCTGCCACATCCTCGACCCAGTTAGCCTTGCCCATGGCATTGGCCTGCTGCTCAAAGATGCCGTACATGGTGCCCATGTAGTTGGTGATGGTGCCGGTATCGGCCTTGGTGGCGGCAGCCAGCACCCCGGACGCCCGGGCAAAGGCGGGCAGCTCGTTACCGGTGAGCCCGGCGATGGCGGACTGGATATCGTAAGAGGCCTGGACAAACTCGGTGGCCGATTTCCCGTATTCCACCGAGAACTTGAGCGCCTCGCGCCCCAGCGCCCCCAATCCCTCTTTTTGCACCCCAAGCGATGCCACTTCCCCGAGAGCCCTGTCCATCTCGATGGCGGGACCCAGGGCTGCCTGGATAGCCATGCCACCGGCGGCCACCGTGGTGGCGCCCATGGCCATGTTGCCCCAGCCCCGACGCCCGGCCTTGCTGACCTGGTCAATCTGGGCATTGATGCCCGCCAGCGGCTTGGTGACTTGATCCACCAAGGCTACCTGCATCATCAATTTTTCCATCCAGGCCATAGGGGTCTCTTATCCGTTAAATGCGTGGGCTATTCCCTCGGCAACGGCGAGGGCAAGGGTCTTGCGGTGGTGTTTATCAAACCAGATGGCGCGGGCCAGACTATCGAGGTCGTCCTCTTCATGGGGCAGGTAGTGGCGCCGCAGTGCCAGCACCTGCTCCAGTTGATTGCGCTCGATGGCCTCGGCGCGCCCGGTCAGTTTTTTATGGTGATGTCCAGGGTTGGCGCGAACTGCTCATTGACGGCGCCAGCCAGTTGCAGGGCCGCGCCGGGACGGGCCAGCAGCTCATCAAGGGCCGCCTTGCTCTCACCACAGGCAATCTTGCGCAGGTAGTTGTGGGACGGGGCTACCTTGTCGCCCGGCATCAGGTCGTTGATGTAGCTGTTGTAGGCCACCATGGTGGGCTCAAAGCTGATGTCGGACCCGGCTACGGTCAGGGTGATGGTCTTGCTCATGGTTGGTTTTCCTCTTGAGTAATCCAGTGATTCAGGGTGGTTATCTGTTGTTGGCAGCGGCGCAGTGCGCCCTGCAGCGTGGGGATAAAGGCCACGGCCTCGCCCCAAGTCGTGCCATTAAATTCAGGCTCCGGGCAGCGGGGCACCAGCCCCGGTGGCGGCAGCAGCCTGACCAGCTCGGTTTTCACCAGGGGCGGCTGGCTTGAGCAGGCGCAGAGCGCCAGCAGGCAGAGGCTCACGGCTGCAGTCCGGACGACCAACTGGCGGCGTGGCCAGGACGTGTTGCAGTTCATCGGCAATGCTCCTTCGTTGCTGGTCGAGCTTGGCCAGCGCGTCGTTTTGCTGGTCAAGCAGCTGGCGCAGCCCCTTCTCGCGCAGCGGGATAGCCGCCAGCGCCCTGGCTTGCTGTTCGCTGATTACTTGCAGGGCGTTGATGGTGTTGTTGGCGGTGGCCAGCTCTTGAGTCCGGGTGCTGAGGCGCTGGCCCTGGACAAACAGGGTGGTGCCAATCATGAGCCCGAGGAGGGTCGGTAGCAGCCGGAGGAAGGTGCTCATGCCAGCACCCCGCCAAACTCGGTGAACTTGGCCAACATGGTTTCCAGCGGGTGCTCCGGCTGGCCGTAGCCTGCGCCGGGCAGGCTGGCCCAGATGTTGTTGCACTTACCAATGGCCTCACGGATGCGGCCCGCCTCGATGTCGGCCAAAGCCCGGCGCTCGCGGATAAGCTGGATGGCCCACTTGTCCTGGGAGATTGGGCCAAAGTCCGGCAGGCCAAGCGCCGCTTGGTAGTGGCGCCAGTGACGGGACAGGAACTGATAGCGCCCGGCGGCGGTACTTCTGAGGCTCGGATTGACCTGCACCAGTACGTCGGGGTGCTCGCGATAGTCACCGAAGAAACCCGCCGGATTGACCAGCTTGTTATAGCCATCATCGCCCAGCCTCTTGGTGCCCTCAGAGAAGGCCAGCAGGTCGAGGAAGGCCGCCAGATTACGGCTGCACTCAATGCGCGGCATCGTCGCCTCCTTTGCCAAACAGGCGTTCGGCTTTGCCCCGGATGATGTCCATGCCAAGCAGGCCGACCATGCCGCCCAGGAACGGGGTGGCTTCGGCGGGAATACCAAGCAGTTGGGTGCCGGTAGCGGCGGCCAGGGTGATGAATCCGCACAAGCTGGATTCAATCAGGCGGCGTCGACCACTGCCCCCGGCGTAGGTGATGCGCAAGAAGGCGATGATGAGCGCAAGCAAGGCCCCATAGACAGAGGGCCAGTTGTCCATCAGCCAGGCCAGCAGGGCGGCCCAGAGAGTGGGGTCTTTGGTTGGCATAGAGTTCATATCCATCAGGCTCTGGTTAGCGGCTCAAGCGTTCGAGCCGGGTTTTGCAGGGGACGCACAGGCGCACCCCCGGTACGGTTTGGCGGCGCGCGGCGGGGATAGGGTCGTCGCACTCCTCGCACTCAAACAGGCTCGGGCCCAGGGCGCGGCTCTTGCCCACCTGGTTGGCAAGTTGAATGGCCAGCATGCGCGCGGCGTGGCGGGTGGCGCGGTCGATATCATCCATGGCGGTTACCCCAGCAGGTGGCGGGTGTCGTCCTTGGAGAGGTACGGCACGCCATTGATGTGGACAAAGTCGGGGGAGGTGACAAAGCCTTTGACCTTGTGCACCCCTTTGCTGCCGCCCTTGGGGTCGATGTCGAGCAGGTCGGAGATGACCAGCTTGACGGCGAAGGCTTCGACTTTGAGTTGCTCACCCCCAGTGTCGGCGTAGAACAGCACATCGTCCGGCTCCAGGCCGCGCCAGCTACCGGCGCGCTTGGCGGCGTCACTGAGCTGGGAGAAGTTCTTGGTATCGAGTTCGAACTCCAGCTCGGCGGAGACGTCGCCGTCCAGGTAGCCATCGGGCACGCCCCGGGTCTGGGCCACGGCGCTGTTGTCGGTGATGGTCAGGCTGGCCTTGTCGATGTGCACCATGGCCCCCATCAGGGTGGTGTCGAAGTTGATACCGGAAATGCGGCGGCTCATGGGTTAGCCCTCCTCGTTGAGGCTCAAATCGAGCATGATGTTGACGGTGATCCCCTTGGGGCAGTCCAGGGTGCGCACCACCACGAACACAGAGACCAGGTTCTTGGATATCCACTGGATGCTGATGTCGCCATCCTGGGGGGAGGCGATGTCGCCCGGGAACGGCTGACCGTTGATGGTGGTGGCGCGGGCCATCTCGCGCAGATCTTTGCCAAAGTAGGTGATGGCGGCGGCGGTGCTGCCGGGGGTGGAGTTGAAGGCGCGATCCCCGATGCGGGCAATGGCGCGAATGCGCATCCGGCGCGCCACCTTGTAGGCCACTCGCAGGTTTTCGATCACCTGGTAGTCGCCACCCTCGGCATCGAGCTGGCGCCCGTCAGCCCAATAGAAACCGTCGTAATCCGGGTACCACATCGGTACCGAGTAGCGGTTCGCTTCCAAGGTTTGCAGGGTGGCCAGCGGCAGCGGGATCCCGTCCTTGTCCAGTGGCTTGCTGCCCACACCCACCAGAGCACCGGTTTTGACCCGGCAAGGGGAGTCCGCAATGCTCACCGCCCGGTTGCACAGGCGACCGGCATAGACCCCCAACAGGTTTGGCCAGAGCATGGGCACCAGCGCGACCCCGTCAGCGGCGATGCCATCTTGCAGGGCTGCCAGCTTGGCTTCGTAATCGCTCCAGGTGTCGCCATCCTCGGCGTCCGAATTGATGCCAGGCACCCCTAGCAGGATGAACTGCCAGCGTCCCCACTTGGCGATCAGCTCCTGATTGAGCGCCTGGGCGGCGGTGATGAGGTCGGGCGTGATCTCCTCGCCCAGGATCACCATCCCCTCGAAGGATTGGGTCTGCTGGGCAGCGCGGGCTGCCTCTATCCAGTCCATGTCGGTCGGCAAGACGAAGGCGGCGGCGCTCCAGTTCTGACCGGCGTTGTCCCGGGCAGCCAGCAAGTTGGTTTTCAGCTCGCTGTCGGCCTGGCCCAAGAGGGCATCGAAATCGCTCTGGGTGTTGATTGAGAGCAGCTTGCCGGTGTTGCTCGGCGCACTGCCGATAAACAGCAGGTGGCGCTCGACGGCGGTGACCGACCCCTGCCGTTGGTTCAAGTTGTTGATCTGCACATAAGGCCACATGGCGCTATTTCCCCTTCATATCGTGTTTATTGACGTCCCAGCCGTAGTCGATGCTTTGCAGGGCGCGGGCAAAGGCTTGCTGCCGTTGCTGGGCATTGGCGCCCAAAAATGGTCTGGCGGGGAGGTGGATCTCCCAGCTGGTTTTCACCGGCGCGTCCTTGAGCTTCTTGATGAGCAATCCCGCCTGGGCGAAGTTGAGATTGCCGGTTATCCAGGCCAGGGATGCCGAGCGGTATGTGCGCTTGCGTTTGCCTGGACGCTTGAAGCCCAGCTCTCGCAGCTTGCGGGCCTGAGCTTTGCTGGCGCCTTTGTCCGCAAGCCCACGACTGGGCGCGATACGCTGGCGACTGGCGGCGTTGACCCGATAGGTGTGCCCCTTCTGGTGGGTACCGGCTATCACCCCGGCATGGGCGCTCATGCTGCCTTTCTTGAAACCCAGCTCGGCCACATCCTGGCGAGGGGCGCGGATCTGCAGCAGCTTGGGCAAGCCACGCAACATCTTGCGTTTGCCACGCTTGCGCGGTGCCCACGGATTGCCGTTGGGGTCTTGTTGGCTGCGCACGTTACGGGCGGCCAGCTTCTTCATCTCGTTGGCCGCTCGCCACACCAGGCGCTGCCGTTTCTTGAGGGGCAGGGCCAACAGGTTGAGCTGCTCTTTGTTGCGATGGGCGTCCAGGGTGATGGTGATCATGGTTAGCCCCGGATCCTGTGCGAGCCGGTCCCCGCGACGTTCATGTCAATCTGCTCGGCCACCCAGATGGCATAGGGCGCCACTTGCCAGTGCTTGCCGAGCCAGTGGATGGGGCCATCTGCCTGCTCAATCAGGCGCAGCGGTTCGGCGAAAGCGAGCTGGATCTCAAGGTCGGCGGTCTGCTCGTCGTTTGGGGTGACCGCGTATTCGGGGTCGGGCAGCTCAAAATCCTCTCGGTAGTCGTCATGCTCCTGCACCCAGGCGGCCACCACGGCCAACAAGATGGCCGGGTCGAGCTCCCGAAAGGGCAACTGCTCGACGGTGAACACGGCCTGGTAGGTGAGCCAGCCGACGTTGCTGCCGGTGGGCCCCATGTTCTTGGGTTCGAGCTTGATGGTGCCGTTCTCCATCCAGCTATCGAGGCGCTTGTGGCACTTAGGCGGCAGCACCCGCAGCAGCTCGGTGTGGAGTGCCTGCAGGAAGTAGCCCTGGGCCTGTTGCTCGTTCATGGCCTCTTTCATATCAGCGAGACCCCCGCCCGGTGCTTGCCCTTGATGCTGCGCACCAGTTGCTGGCTTTCGGCCAGTAGCTGGGCGCGCGGGTCTGGGGATCGCTCCACCAGGTTGTTGGCACTGGCTCGCTCGGTGACGCTGGCGAACTCGGGCAACAGGGCAGCCTTGGCGCGGGCAAACACGGCGGCCAGGTACTGCTCGGTCAGGGCATTACTGCCGGTGTGGGCGCCACCTTCCAGGTTGGGCCCGGGGACGTCTGCTGCGGTGGTAAAGCCCTTGCCCTGCAGCGCGGCCTGATGGCTGGCAAGCTGCAGGTTTATTTCAGACACGGCGGCCAGCAAGGCTGCGCCAGTGGTCTGCATGTCCAAGTCGGCAGGCAGGGCACGGCGGCGCTCAAAATCAGCCACGGCCACATCCGGCCAGAAACCATCGTTGCGGATGGTGGCGGCGCTGTAGTCGACGTTCTTGCCTGCAAACATGGCTTGCCTCGCTGGTTCGTTGAATAGGTGCACCCCTGTAGCCACGCAATTGCCGCTGGGTTAGCCAGAGGCTGCCCATGGCATTCGCGCCGGGGTGCGGTGGCGCGGAGAGTCTTATTGCTCCGGATTCAGCGCCCGTAGGCGCATGGCAATCTTTTGGCGCAAGGTGCCGACGCCCACCTTGCTGTGCAGCTTGTCGGCTTGGGCCAGCCAGTGATCGGCTTGTTCCAGGGTGGCGCTGTCGCCCACGGCACTGGGGCGGGGCTGGCCGTCGTGGTCGCGCAGCAGCAAGCAACCGGCCGCTTTGAACCACTTGGCGGTGAGTTGTTCGTTGAGGCGCCACTCATTGCGCACCTTGTCGAATACCCGGGAGAACCAGGGCTCGACGGCATGGCCTTCGGCGGCTTGCTTCTCGGCCCACTCCAGCACGGTGTCGGCCACAAAGTGGGCCCAGTCGCGCTTGATGTTGTTGGGGGTACGCTGGCCCTGGGCAATGGCGAGATCCGCCCAGGCAATGCCTGAATCAAAATCCCCCACATCAAAGGCCCAGATGATGAGCCGCTGGAACAGCTCGTTCTGATAGGGCTGACCGGACTCAGCGACAGCGGCCAGATAGCGCACCACATAGGGGCGATACTTGGGCATCAGCTCGTCGCGTTTCATGTTCACCCGGTCCCCGATACGGGCCAGCTTGCGCAGGCGACCGATGTCTTGCTCCAGCGCAATCAGCTGCAGGTGCAGGCTGTCAGCCACTGCGCCGGTGGCCATGCCGGAGCTGGCGGATTGCGCGGCCCCTTGCATGGCTTGGACGCGCTGTTTGTGACGCTGACCGGGTGAGCTCATGACTTAGGCCTCGGGCGCTGCCGGTGCGGCGCCGATCTCGATGTCGGTCTCTTCAAAGCCGCCATAGGCCAGGTGCTCGCCCAGGGCATAGCCTTCCATGCGCCAGTACTGGTTATCGAAGCACTTGCGATCCTGGTTATCCTCGGCCTTGCGGTTGCGCGTACCGCGCTGGGTGTAGCAGTGCAGGTTGTCCAGGGTGGTGACCACCATCCGCTTGCCCGGGAAGAAGGGCGGGATGTAGGCCTTGCGCCCGGCGATGGACTCGGCCAGCTTCTGGGCGGCGATCTGCTCGCTCGGCTTGGTGGCTTCGCTGTAGAGCTTGGCTTGGGCTGCCGCCACCAGTTCGGTACCGACCAGCACCACCAGACGCGGGTCTTGGCGGAAAAGGGGATCGATGGTGGTGTTGATAAGATCGGAGGCCATCTCGTCCAGGGTCTTGTAATCGCCTTTGCCGTCCGGGTCGAAGTGGATTTTCTTGCCGGCCCCGGCCTTGATGATCTGGCTGCCGCCGTTCCACTCGCGGGCGATCTGATGCCAACCCTTGTTGACATCTTCACCCAGCGGATGAGCCTCGGGGTCGGTAGTCTCTTCGGCAGAGACGCCGTTCCAGCCGACCCGCAGGATGTCGAGGGCGAATGCCGTGTTGATGAACTCACCGACCAGGCGGATGAACTCGCCCTCGCTGCCGGCGTTGGCCCAGACGCACAGGGTCGCCCAGTCGAGCGACGCGCACGAATCGGTCTCGGTCAGCTCGTAGGTGTTGCCATCCACGCCGACCTTGCCGTTGAAACGGCCATTTTTCTTGCGGCCGGTGAACAGCTTGCCGATGCCGACTTGCACCACTTGGCCCTTGATCTGATCCACATCCATGCAGGTGATGAGGTTCAGGAACTCGACCGAGGCGAGCAGGCCCGCGCGCAGACCGGTTTCCACCGGGCCACTGATGACGCTGAACTGTTTGTCCAGCACGTTAACGGGGATGCCATAGGTCTTGGCCAGGGCAGCGCTGTATTTTTCGAGGCGCTGACGGGCCTGGACGGTTAGGGTCTGACTCACGGTCGCTCCTTAATATGCGGTGGGGGTATCGTCACCGCCGAGCGCGCCCGGGCGTTGGCCCGGCACTTCAACGGAGAACTGGTCGATTTTGGCGGTCAGTTCACTGAGCTGGGTTTGCAGCTGGTTGAACTGCTCGGTGGTGACGCCGGGCTTGTCTTCTTTTGCCGGGTCGATGACCGGGGCTGGTTCGGTCTCCGGTTTGGTTTCCAGCTTGGCGCTGAAGGCATCGATCTTGGCGCCAAGGCCTGTCATGGCCCCCAGCATCTGATCGAACTGTTCTGGTTTCATTTCCTCATCCTCGGATTGGCTGGGGGTGGGTTGTGGTTCGTGCTCGCCATGGCTGGACAGCAGGTTGAACAGCTTTGAGATCAGGCTGTCGGGCTTCTCGTGCTTGGGCAGCTTGAACATGGAGAGATCCAGCGGTTCGCTGGTGCCGATGGTTTGGCCTTTGTTGCTCTTGCTGAACTTGAGATGGGTGGTGCCGGTGCTGGCGGGCTGGTCGGTGACGCCCAGGCCAATCAGGTAGGTGCGACCCAGATCGGCGAATTGCTCGAACGGTTCGATGGAGCAGAACTGGTACTGGCCGCTTTGGTTCCAGTAGACGAGATCCCGATTTGGGCAGAGGACGGCGAACAGTTTGAGCTTGCCGTCTACCTCTTCGGTCTTGAGGGCCTGCACGGTGCCATAGCTGGACCAGCGATCATGCTCCGGCCAGATGACGGCGGTGTAATAGCTCGGGTCGTAGGTCTCGGCCATGTCGACCAGCCAGTCGCGGGTGATGTCTCGGCCGTCCACCGCTTTGCCTTCGGTGGCGATACAGACAAAGCCAGTTCTCAAGGTTGATTCGTTCATGCCTGCTCCCAATTGATACGGGCTCAGGCTATCGGGTCGGAAAGGGGGTTTCATCCGGTTGTGTTCGGGGGGATTCGGATCCAGCGGGATATCCGAAGTGCTCAGAACATCAGTGGGATAAGTCGGGGGAGGGGGCTGGCTATGATGGCGCCATCATTCACCTGATGGAGGCGCTGTGGCGTATCCCGAAGAGATCCGCAAGGCAGCAAAGGGACTCTACCTTAAACGATGGACACCCCAGGAGATCAAGGACGAACTGGGGCTAAATTCGTGTCGCATCATCTATTACTGGGCCGAGAAGCTCGGCTGGCGTGACCTGCTCACCGACGAGGCGGTGGAGGATGCTATCGCTCGCCGGGTGCAGGTGCTGCTGCACCGTGAGAAGAAAAGTCCGGGCGAGCAGGAGGAGCTGGACAGGCTTATCGGCCACCATGTCAGCCTCAAAGAGAAGGCCCTCAAGTGGGTCGAGCGCGAACAGGTGCTGAAGGCCAGGCGCGAGGCAGGGGAGGATCCCGCGCCTGAGCGTGGGCAACGTGGTCGTGGCGGCCAGGATGGCAACAGCCGCAAGGGAAAGGGCGGCAAAAAGGGCAAGAACGAGGTCAGCCACCTGACAGAGGCCGATTTCAGCGAGTGGCTGGGCACCCTGTTCGGCTACCAGCTGCGGGTGCGGGAGGCCAAGAACGACCCGGCCTTGCCGCGTACCCGCAATATCCTGAAAAGCCGCCAGATTGGCATGACCTACTACTTCGCCGGTGAGGCGTTGGAAGATGCCATTCTGACCGGTGGCAATCAGATCTTCCTGTCAGCCACCCGGGCCCAGGCGGAGGTGTTTCGCTCCTACATCTGCAAGATTGCCCAGACCTTCCTCGGGCTCACCCTGACCGGTAACCCTATCGTCTTGTCGAACGGGGCCGAGCTGCACTTTTGTTCCACCAACTCCAACAGCGCCCAGTCCCGCTCGGGCAACGTCTACATCGACGAATACTTCTGGATCCCCAACTTCGAGAAGCTCTCCGATGTCTCCAGCGCCATGGCGACCCAGAGCCATTGGCGCAAGACCTACTTCTCCACACCGTCGAGCAAGGTGCATGAGGCCTATCGCTTCTGGACAGGAGAGCGCTGGAAGGGGCAACGCCCGAGCCGGGTGGCCATCGATTTTCCTGGCGAAGAGGAGATGCGCGATGGCGGCCGGGTTTGCCCTGACAGGCAATGGCGCTATGTCATCACCATCGAGGATGCCATACGCCTGGGCTGTAACCTTATCGACATCGAGGAGCTCAAAGACGAATACCCGGAGGAGGTGTTCGAGCGCCTCTATCTGTGTCGCTTTATCGACGATGCCCTGTCGGTGTTCAAGTTCCAGGATATGGAGCGGGCAGGGGTGGAGCCATCCCGGTGGGAGGATTACAGGCCAGGGCGGCCCGATCCGTTCGGGCGGCGGGAGGTGTGGATGGGCTACGACCCGAGCCGCACCCGCGACAACGCCACCCTGGTGGTGGTTGCACCGCCCACGGTCGCCGGTGAGCGGTTCCGGGTGCTGGAAAAGCACTACTGGCGGGGGCTCAACTTCCAGTTTCAGGCCCAGGAGATAGAGCGCATCGCCAAGAAGTTTCGAGTCACCTATCTGGGGGTCGATGTGTCCGGCATCGGCGCCGGGGTGTTTGACCTCTTGAAGCCCGTCTTCAAAGGGGTGTGTCACCCCATCAACTACAGCATCGAGAGCAAGTCGCGGCTGGTACTCAAGATGATCGACGTGGTGGAGGCGAACCGCATCGAGTGGGACAGCTCGGACAGGGACATCCCGCTGGCGTTCCTGGCCATCAAACGCAGTACCACCGGTGGTGGCCAGATGACGTTCCGCGCGGCGCGCGACAACGTGACCGGACACGCCGACGTGTTCTTTGCCATCGCCCACGCCGTGGCGAACGAGCCCCTCGATACCCACCGCAAACGCAAATCCACCTGGGCAACCAGCCAGGAGAAGAAGGCAGCATGACCAAGCGACAGAAATCCCAACCGGCCCAGACGGTCACCTCACCCAACCGCAGCGCCGTGGCCTTCAGCATGCCGGAGGCCATCGACCCCACTGCCTGGATGACCGATTACACCGGGGTGTTCTACAACCCCTACGGCGAGTATTACCAGCCGCCCATCGAGCGCAAGGGGTTGGCCAAGGTGGCCCGGGCCAACGCCCACCACGGGGCCATCCTGATGGCAAGGCGCAACATGGTGGCGGGGCGCTTCACCAACCAGCGCGCCACCATCACGGCGTTCGTGCACAACTACCTGCAGTTTGGGGATGCGGGCCTGCTTAAAATTCGCAACGGGTTTGGCCAGGTGGTGGGGCTGTACCCGCTCTCAAGTGTCTACCTGCGCCGGCGCGAGGATGGCTGCTTTGTCTACCTGCAGCAGGGGAAGCCGAACCTGATTTACCGCCCGGAGGATGTCATCTGGCTGGCCCAGTACGATCCCGAGCAGCAGGTCTATGGCATGCCCGATTACCTGGGGGGCCTGCAGTCGGCCCTGCTCAACCAGGACGCCACCCTGTTTCGGCGCAAATACTTCCTCAACGGCGCCCACATGGGTTTCATCTTCTATGCCACCGACCCGAACATGGACGATGACACCGAAGAGGAAATGAAGGAGATGATCGCAAGCAGCAAGGGGGTGGGGAACTTCCGCTCGATGTTCGTGAACATCCCCGACGGCAAGCCCGATGGCATCAAGCTGATCCCGGTCGGGGACATAGCGACCAAGGACGAGTTTACCGCCATCAAGGGGATCACCGCCCAGGACGTGCTGACGGCGCACCGCTTCCCGGCGGCGCTGGCCGGCATTATCCCGACCAATGGCGGGGGCGGGTTGGGTGACCCGGAAAAGTATGACGCCACCTATGCCAGGAATGAGGTGTTGCCGCTGTGCGAGCTGGTGCAGGACGCCATCAACAGCGCTGGCCTGCCCCGGGCGCTGTGGGTCACGTTTCGAGAAACGATAGGGGGCGCTGTATAAAAACACAGTCTTAATGATGTAGGATGCAACCTGTTGATTGAGATTTCGATTTATCTGGAGGGGTGATGCGGGTTTTTTGCAAAGAGTGTGGCCAGCGAGGCCGTATTACCAAGACCAATCGGCTGAGCGATGAGGTTTCCGATCTCTATTGTCAGTGCACCGATGCCGAGTGTGGCCATAGCTGGGTGGCCACCTTGTCGTTCGCCCATACCCTGAGCCCTTCGGCCAAGACAACTAATCAGCTAGTTCTCAGTCTGATGGGCTCGTTGACGCCGGAGGGACGGCAGATGGTACTGAAAGGACTGGGGGCGCAATAGCGCCCCCTTCTTCCGTGATTGCATGTGGCGAAGCGTTAAATCTCTTCAATGCGCTGTTTGGCTTTATCCCACGGAAGGCGACTACCGTTGGCTCTCATGGTGTCATAAGCGAGTAAAGCATCTTCTTTGGTCAGAATACTATGCACAACCATCTGCTCCACAACCCACAGTGTCCCCATCACCACAACAGCTTCCTTCTCCGCCGCATTTCTTAGGGCGCGGTCACCGGTCAGAAGTGGGCAACATTCTTGTTTTGCCAAGGCTAGGGCGAAACAGTCATGAATGCTTGGGCCACCATATGTACCATTGAGTTCAAACACAGTGCTGATGCTATCTGCACTAAGTTCGCCGAGCTGCAGACCTAGAGTCAGCAAATGAGGATGGCTATCTTTCAGCTCTTCCTCGAACAATACATCTGGTGTCATGAACTGAAAAGGCAGTTGGAACATTCGGTCGAGCAACAGCCCAACCTCCATATCGATGAGAATATTGGCGTCGCTGATCAGCACCTGCATTTACATGGCCTCACCTTGCATGATGCGCGATCTCCGCAGCTTAATCAGTGGCATCTGCAACAGCTCAGCAGCTTTTGATTCAGATATGATTTCTTCCGAAATAGCACGGTAAACCAACTGTTGGAACAACCAGGTGTGCTCTTGTGGGTAGGGTTCTCCAGGTTCCCCCGCCCGCCATTTCTTGCCAACGAAATACCTGAGATAGAGGTCCTTACAGCGCGCTTCGGTGATTATCCCTAGATCTTTAGCCCGATAAAGGCAGCCCGCCATGCTCAGACCATACTCATGCTTAAGCAAATAGAGCTCTTGTGGCTCTAAACTTCTGCGAGGGCAGCCAAGATGGGCGATAGCCTCGGATTCAGGGAATAGGAAGGCACCTGCAAAGCGGTTGCAGGCCTGCTCTTCATCCATGTCTACTGGCAATTTACCGTGCATAAGAAAATGGCCGAGTTCATGGGCCAAGGTAAAGCGCTGGCGACAGCCTGGCCAATGTGCGGAGACCACGATAACCGGTTGGTTACCGATATGGGCCTGCAGACCGTCAAATTTATTGCCCTGCTCCACCTTAGTGACAATAACCAGAATCCCCTTGGTTTCCAGCAGGTCAATCAGATTGGGTATCGGGTTTACCCCTAGTTGCCAATGTTCACGCACGCTTTCGGCAAATGCCTCAATGTCGTCCCAACCATGGATAGTCGGAAGTGGGGCATTGTAGGAAAAAGGCGGGATGGGGAAATTGGGCCATAGATCGGCAAGAGTCTTCCAACGTTCAGCCTGATCCAGCACATCCCCTTCGATCTGCTGGATTATTTTTGCAGGGGTGGTTGAGCGCTTACGATACTCTACGTTTGCCAAGGTTACGACAGAGGGGCGGAAGAAGAACTCGGTGCGCACATTAAGAGCTGCAGCCAGCTTTAACAGCACGGCAGAAGAGGGCATGCTCTGGTCATGCTCGTATTTTTTTACCATGTTGGCAGACACACCAACTTTCTCTCCCAAGGCCTGCATTGACAGGCCTGCAGCGGCACGAGCACGTCTTACCCGTTCCCCAATCATACTGACTCCGGTTTATAAAATTTACCAAATATGGTAAATCATAAACCGTACTTCGTATGCTTGTCGACCATTGTGACCGGTCACTTTTCAGTTAACCCGCCGTTGGTGCGTTCTTGTTCTTCCAGCCGCATGCCCAGTTCGCAGAGCGTGGCGATAGCCCGGCACATCCCCTCCCGGTCTGCCAGTTTCAGGTCCGGCGTCACCCTCGCGATATCCTGGATAGAGCTATAGATTTCGATATTGATGCCTGTTTGCACATTGCCCCCTATTGCGTTCGCTGATGTCGTTGCCGTGACCATCATAACCCCTCGGATCGGGCCCAACAATTTTGTGCCCTACGTCACATCCTGCACCAGATTGGCACGTGAAACGAGGGCCGCGATTCACAGATAAACAGCGTCCTCTGCATACGGCAGATAGAGGAGTGAATATCGAGTGGCGGGATAGTATGGTGTATGCCATATAGAGATCAACCCGCCGAGAAAAATATTTTCACTATCGTTTGCTTATATCATAAAAATAAGCATTGCGGAGTGTCTAGATGGAGATATCAGGGAGGTATCAAGGGGATATCAGTAAGATACCCAATGGGTATCATGCTGTTCATAAAGGATTTTTTATTTTTGGTTTCGATGGGGTCTCTCTGTGTGTCAATATTGAAATTTTGATTCAATAAATAATGTTTCCGTGAGTCAATAATGCAATTTTGATTTACTGAAAACGTTCAAAATATTGAATGTGAAATTTCAAAATATGATTGAGCGAGCCCCTTTGAGACCGCTTGTGGCATTATTATAAACTTGGGTTTATTCAAATGTTGACCTCAGTTTATTAATGACCGCCCCCGCTGCAGGGGCCGGTCATTATAGTGCAATGGCTTGTTCCCCCAGGGTGAGCCAACAGGCTCCCTCGCCTTTGAAGGTTCCGCCGCATCCTGCCGGCAATGCACAGTCGCAGTTCGGGCAGATCTGCTGTTTCAGCTCGGCTTCCTGCTGCAGCCAGCGTTCCCAGTCTCGCCGGATCAGGGTACTGATGTACTCGTCGGCGGAGTAGGGCTCACAACTGCCAGCCCGAGCGATGCGCAGCGTCTCCAACTGCTGGCGCTCCCGTTCTGAGAGCGCTACCTCCACCCGCTTGATACCGAGGGCGGCCCGCCTGGCTCGTTGTGCCTGCTTGCGTTTGGCCGCCTCACTCATAACGGCACACCTGCCGACCCTTGGCATCCAAGCGAGGGATCAAACCGCCAGAGTGAGAGCTGAGGTACTGGCAGCCGGTGCCGCTGTCGTAAACTACCATAGCCTCAGCTCGATGCGGTGTGCTGGGTGGGGGAGAGCCAATTATCCACCCCGTTACGCCGCCTATCCCCCACACAAGCACAGCGAACCCAATTTCTCCCCCGATGTTCATGCCGCTCCCTCCCTGACCACCATGGCATCCTGCTTGGCCCACGCCCGCCAGCTGGAGATGGTTGCCTCCTTCGCCGGGGTGTCGGTGGATGGGTGGCTGTACACCACATGGGTAACAGTGCCGCGCGAGTTGTGCTTGATGCCGGTCACTTCCCTGGTGGTACCGAAGCGGGAGATCACGTCACCCGGTACCGGATGTTTGCGGGGGTCTCTCATGCATATTGCTCCTTCGTCCACTCTGCAATTTTTGCTCTGGCATCCTCGTCACTGACCGCAGGAGGTAAGTCCATCAGCGGATGGGCGTACTCCCAAACCCCGTCTGGGCTCACCAGCAGCATCTCCGATGCCCCGTTCTCAGGGTTGCGGCTCATGGCCAGCCCCAGCGGATGCAGAACTTCGCTGTTGATGCGAACGATAAGCCCAAGTTCGCTGGCCTGATTCCAGTTGATGTGCTTCATGATTATTCCCCTGCTTCTACATGTTGACGGTGGTCAGCCACTGCCTGGTGCAGGGCTGGCTGGTATGTTGGGTTGAGCTGTGCGGCGGCGCCCGGGTTGGCGCGGTCGGTGGCGCTGCCCGGTGCGATGAATAGGGTGCGGCCGGTGACGGCGCACCGGATGGTGCCACTCTGGTCGATGGCCACGGGGGTGAGCCCGTCCACGATATGGCGGCGGCCAACCGAGCGGCCATCAGCTGTCAGCACCGGTACGGTGGGGAGGTTGGATCTTGCCTGAAACGGGATCGGTACCTCGGTGGCGATGGCCGGCAGGGCCAGCGACGCTGGGCGAGGATGGCGGCGGCGCAGAATGGCGCACGCCATGGCCTGCTGTTTGTCCTTGAGCATCCCCACCCACTGGCTGATCTCGTTGACTGGCCAGCGCTGCTGGAGAATGCAGGTCACCCGATTATCCAGGCGGCGGTACTCTTCGCGGCTGACGGTCTGCTTGCAACTCATGTTCATGCCCACTCCTCGCTGTAGTCGTCCTGTTCCTGCATCCACTCCGGTGCATCAAGCCCTTCCAGCACGCGCCACATCTCGGACTGATAGGGCTGCGGCAGCATCTCTATCCAGATGCGGGTACCGGTATGGCCCTGTGCCTGGTAGACCTTGCCGCACAGCTCAACCAACATCGGCCAGTCCTGGTCGTCTTCCGGCAGCGCGTACTCATCCGACTGGCCCTGTTCGGCTGGCATCTGGCCTTCTGGCTGCCAATCCGGCTCGCTCGGGATCGTCCGGCTCGACTGCACCTGGCCGTTCTCCAGCCAGAGGCTGAAACCGTCCGCGCTGACGCTGGCGCCTGCCCGTAAACGCCCGATGGAGAAGGGAGATAAATCCCATTGCTCTGCCATCAACTGATCCGCGAACGCCTCAGGATCCGGCTGCGTACAGTTATTGTCAGAGCTCCAAGGAGCCGGGCGGTCGCCCGACTGAACACCCACACCCCAACCCGAACCCCCGACGGCCTTGGCGGCCTCATAGGTGCCTGCTGGTACCACTTCCCACCCTTGCAGGCGGGTCTTGATACCCAGGCGAGCGGTGTGCAGCCCCATCAGGCGTTTGACATCCTCGCCATAGCTGTTGGCTTGTTCTTCGATGAGGTGGGCCAGCTTGATGGGGTGCTCGGCACGGGTAGCCAGCGCCCCGCCCATGGCTTCTAGGTAGCAACGAAAGATGGCGTTATCGGCGGCATAGCGGGCAGCCTCAAAGCGCGGGTCTTGCAACACTGGCTTGGGTGGCCCCACCAGATCGCCATGCTTCTTGGCGTTGCTGATGCGGCGCAGCTCGCGCCACACCCCGACCGGTGCACCGCCGAGTTGCTGAAAGGATCGAATGCCCCACCAACTTGCCCAGGCGCAGGCATGCAGAGCGCCTTGATCGGCAGGGGTGTTTGCCTCTTCATCGTCACCGACATAGGCGCCATCGATGTTCTTGGCGATGTACTTGGCCAGATAACCGGTGGCATCGCCCTTGGTGGGGTCGATCAGCTTCCAGTCGAAACGGGGCGTGATATCGGTGAATGAGGGGGCGGCGATGGGGTTGCGCACCAGTTCGGTTTTGTCGTCGGTCAGGGCATAGCGCTGCAGGGTGCTGATCACCTTGTTGCGATCGCTCGGGCGCATAAACAGCAACATGTGCCAGTGCGGGGTGCCGTCATGGTGAGGCTCGCACACCCGAAAGCCATACACCGGTGTGTCGTGGCGCTTGAGTGAAGCGCGGGTCAGGCTCCACAATTTGGCCAGATATGCGCAGGTGTCGCGCGGGGTGGCACCTTCGTACTTTTCGTTATCAATGGTCTTGCCGTTGCGGCCTGTCTTCCAGGCGTGAAAGCGGCTCGGGGCTGTCCAGGTGAAGAAGACCCCCACATGGCCCTGCTGCTCGGCGTAGTCTTCAAAGCCACGCATGCGGGTCATCATCTCGTTGCGGCGGTTGACCGGGTTGGAGATGCTGGACTCCCAGCAATCTTTCATTGAGATAACAAGATCGTGCTGGCTGTTCATCACTTCCGACTCGGCCAGCCAGCGCATCATGGCCCGCTTGCGCTCGCACACCACCTTCATGGTGGCGTTCGAGACGTAGGCAGAGACGCCGTGGCGTACACTGCCCAGCAGGATGGCGATGTGCTCTTGCAGCCGATCCCAGCAGCGGTTCACGCGCTTCTCCCACCACTTGGCGCTGAGCAAGCGCACCATCACGCTGAGGATCCAGTTATTCCGCGCCTCTTGGGTTTGGAATTTCGGTATCTTGCCGATGAATTCCCACTGGTCGGCGGGTTGCTTGATGGCTTCCCATGTCGCCATCAGATCCAGTTCACCGGCGGTGCTGTTCTGCTCAATGTTTTTCCAGATGGCGGCTGTCATATTGGCGAACTGGTGGGCCACCCGCTTGCGGCCTTCGTCATCGCGCAGGTGTTGGGCATTGACCGGGATCGCCTGTACAAGGGCGCGAATCCACCGGACCCGCTCACGTAGCCAGATGTTGGCATTGCGGGCTTTCTTGGCGGTGCCACTCTTGCGGCGGCGCATGTACTGCTTGAACAGGGTCTGGGTCAGCTGCATGGAGAACCCATCGAGCAGCTGCACGGCCCACACCAGATCATATTCACCGACCGAACCGATAAACGAATCGGCCAGGTTGATACCTGGCATGGAGTTGGAGAGCGATTCAATGCGCGACCTGATGGCCTTTTTTGACAGCGGCAGCTGTCCATGGGCAGCAGACGGCAGACGGGTGATGGCAAAACCAAATTTGCCAGCCTCGGCGGCTGGCCCAGTGTTGTTCTGATGGTTCATTGGTGATGGTTACCCGACAGATCTTTGATGTTGTTTCGGCAGGAGGTCAGCGCATGGCGGGCATGCCTCGCTATCTTTCTGGCTGCGACACACTGGCGCAGAGTGAGGGAGACCGTGCAGCGCGGGCGAGGGGATAGCCGACGCATTGCCAGCAGGTCGCGCTGGTAGCTGCGCAGGCGGGCCTCGTCGCTCATCAGGGTGTCGAACCATCTATCCACACGGGTTTGCAGGTCTGAGATCAGGCGATGGCTCATGCTGCCTCCTCTGCAATCAGGTGGCTCAGACCATCCGGCAGGGCAACACGGTTTCCTTTATCCCAGATAAACCAGCAGTATTCGCAGGAGTCGGAGCCGCCGCCCACGAACCGGGGGCGCGGTATCAGGATCGGGGTCTTGTTCGGGAATCCTATTTCAGCCCAGAACGGCACCCGCCGCTTGCTGCCGAGGAAGTTCACCCGTTGCAGGTAGATGAGCGTCCCGTCCGGTGCGAGTTCGGACAGACTCTTTCTCATGAATTCCTCGGTGAGGGAAAACGGCGGGTTGGTGATGATGACGTCGAACTGGCGGCCAAAGTCCCAGTCCAGGTAGTCACGGCCATGGCGGATCTCGGCCCACTCCTTCTGACCATCTGGCAGTGGGACGGCATCATAGATGTTCCCCTCAGCGCGGCAGGGTTCCATAAAGGTGTCGCCCTGGCGGAACTGAATGTGGCGCATCAGTGCTACAACTGCGCTGATTGGAGTTGGGTAGAGCTCGCGCTCGATGGTGTTGCCGGTCGTGCTGCTCATGCCTGATATTCCTCGTCTTCGCTGTCTGCATTTGACTCGCGGCTGGCCAGTGCCAGCAGCCCATACATCGCCAGCAGCAACACTGCTGAGCGAGTGACAACCAGATCCTCACGCCGCAGACCATCACCCTGGTTCAGCTCTGCCAGCAGTTGCACGACCAGCTCGCCGGTGTCCTCGAAGGCAGCCAGCCGCTTGTTCAGCTCGTCGGCTGACCTGTAGCCAATGCAATGAACGGCGGCCGACATGGCGACCATGCTGGTGTTCACCTCACCGACAAGCGGCTCTGGGAGCGAATCGCCGTTAACACCGACCCAGTCACTCAGGCTGGCAGCGGTGGTTCTGACCACCCTATACAAATCCAGCACAGCCAGCTCGGCGGCCAGCCTGGCCATCGGATTCACATAGACGTTGCTCATGTTGCACCCCCTACAACCACGCATCCGTTCACCGGTGACCAACTTGAGATGGGCACTTGCAGGCCCAGCTTGTTTTGATCACGCTCGCCGCTCAGCAGCATGAGTGCTTGTTCGTTGCAGCTTTCGCAGCCACACCACTGGCCTCCGCACTGGCAGAACTCTTGCTCGCCGTGTTTCTCCCTGGAGTAGATGGAGAGGCGCAGGCAGGCCTGACACATCACAAAGAAGCTGATGCGGATCACGCTCAGCCGATTAGGTCGGCTCGGCACCTTGGCAATGGTGCCGGTGGTAACGGTGGCATCGGGGCCAGAGGCCATATCAGCGCCAATGAAGAACGGGTTATCCATAAACGGCAGGTCATCAACCGGCACCTGAGCGGCATCGTCTTGCGGCTGGAATACCATCCGTTCTTCATCGACACTCCAGGTAAAGCTGCTTCTTCCCTCTACGAACAGCCATTCATCCGCAGCCTGTGGGTTGGCTGCGGCGAACTCGTTGAACAAGCGAAGGAACATCAGGTCTTGGCTCATGCCTCATCCCCCATCATTGAGTCGTCATCGAGCAGATCCGCGGGGCGGCTAGTTACGACCAGCTGCACCTGGATGTACTCATCCCTTGAATAGAGCTCGCCCAGGGCGATGCGGTTTGTCTGCTCAGTGCTGGCCAACAGCTCGGTCAGCAGCGGCAACACGGCCCGCTCTGCCCGCTTTGCGATATGAATGGCGTCGATGCTCATGCCTGGGCCCTCCGGTTCATGGTGTGGAATAGCTGGTGCCAGCGCAGTTGCAGGTGGGCCTGCTCACGCAGATTGCGGCCCTCTGGGCCGCGCTTGGTGGTGTAGGTCTTCGCCCTGATGCGGTGCGGCAGATCGGCCAAATCGGCCAGGGCTGCCTGCCGGGTGATGGGGTGGAACAGCTTTTTCATGCCACCCCCTCGATGATGCGGATGGCGCCTGAGAGCATGCGCTCCATGCGGGCGTACCCGTTCTGGCCCGCAGTTGGTGTAACCCTGCTGCACCAGATAGGCGCTGGCGGCCTTGATGGTCGGTTCGGTGTGACGAGTGATAACGGCGGCCATGATCAGATCCCTCCACGGCTGTTGACGCATGACCAGACCGCACGCCAGGCCATGGCGGCCGGGCGTTCTACTGCATGGATCAGGTCAGGGCTGGAGTTGTAGCGCGGGCCCTGGCGGGCCAGCTTGCGGTTTTGCAGGCGCAGGTTGCGCACTGTGTCGAGAATGGCTAGAGTTGGCATGTCGATTTTCCTAGTCGATAAGTGACTGATGAAAGCCCCGCGGTGTTCCACCACCTTTGCGGGGTTTTTTATTGCCCGATTGCTCGCGGGCCGCTTTGTGTTATCTGGCTGGCTGCCATGACGGCGCGCTTCATGCGCAGCTTGGCGGCACGTTCCTTCTTCTCTCTCTCGATATCCCCGATGGCTCTGGTAGTCGGAGCTGGGTGCCATACCTTGGCGTCACAGCCGCCGCGAAACTCCCCCTGGTACTCCAGCGCGATCACCGCCATCCTGACCGCCTCACGCTGGGCATGGGGCAGGGCTGACAAGGTGGCGGTCATCAGCTCGCCCCGTGGCTGGCGGGCAATGGCACAGATGGCCGCTTTTTTGGCCTGGCTCAAGGCCAGCCAGTCGGTGTCCAGACTGGAGCGCGTTTTGCCGAACAACTCCCGCAGGATCTGGCAGCCGGCGGTGTTCATGGCCACCTGCTCCAGCGGAGTCAGGCCCGCGAGATTGCGTTCGTCGTGGTTGGTTTGCTTCTCTTGCATGGGTTTCCCCTTACATGGTCATGGTTTGCATCAGGATGTCTGATGCGCAGGCGACGGCCGGCACAGCCTGAAAGCGGGCCTCGACGTCGTGGATGAGTAGTGCCAGCGACCCCATGGCGGCGGTGGCGACACTGATGATGGTGTTGCGTTCGGTGCGGGTGACCCGTCCCCGTTCGGCCAGCTCCACCGCACGCAGGCCGATACTGGCAACGTCAGCGTTGAGGCGGATCGCCTGGTGGGGTAGGGATGGCGCCCGGTCGGCGCTGGGGATGGCGATGGCCGTCAGGCCGCACTCCATCAGCATGCCGTCGATCAGGGTTTCGTCCCCTTCGGTGGCGTGGTAGAGCGCGATGAGATCAGCCATGGTCAGGTGATGCGGTTGGTCGGGGTTGAGTTTGTTTCTCAACACCTGGGCATCAATGCCGGCCAACGGGGCAATCGCGCTGATCTCGTGATTAGATTTGAACCTGCTGCATGCAGATTCGAGGTGCGGGTGTTTGCAGTCGCCACTGATAAACATGGTTCTCGATCCAATGAGTGCCATAGTAATCAGGAGGTTGCAGGGAGGTAGGCGGCTGCGGCGGCTTTGTGGTACAGCGCGACCATGTTGATCAGGACGCGGTGCTTGGGGCCTGGTTTTGGCATGATCTGCAGCTCACCACTAGAGATCATCTTCTTGACGGTGCCAACAGGGATGCCGGTATCGGCGCTATAGCGCTCGATGGTTTTGACTGGTGTATCGATCTTGAGTGCAATCTCTGACATGATAGATCCCCTTAAACGTTGCTCAATACGGCTCGATATAGCTCTAATGCTTCAATTCAATCTCACAAAGCGAATTGTTGATCTAAAAAGTTACTCGGTCAATCCTTAGGGGCATTAATAACCCTATAAAGTTCTATAAGGTGCTTTATGACTACGGAGAAAGCTTTAAAGGTTGATTTTGATCAGTCATCCTTCTCAGAACGACTTACTAAGGTGATAGGCAACGAACCAATTCGCGCTTTTGCTCGACGAGCAGACATGAGCGATAGCGGCCTCAAGCGCTATCTGTATGAGGGAACCATTCCTCCTATTGATCGAGCTTTAAACTTGGCGCGCGCAGGCGGTGTCACCTTTGACTGGCTGGTGTTTGGTATCGGTGAGGCAGGGTCCAGCACTCGAACAAATCTTCCTATTGCGCCAGCTTCTGATGTTCAAGGCTTTCAGGTAACCGAAGAGTTCACCACGATTCCCGCCTATCAGGTGTTTGCGAGCGCAGGGCATGGCGCCAATATCACAGACGAAGCACTGGCCGAGCCGATGGCGTTCCGTAGCGACTGGTTGCGCCGTGAAGGGTTTGACCCGGCCAAGATGGCTGTCATCCGGGCCAAGGGCGACAGCATGGAGCCGACCATCAATGATGGCGATGTGATCCTGGTGCGGTTGAAGAATGGAGAAGCCCCCCGCGATGGCCTCTATGTGCTGCGCCTCGATGGCGGCCTGTTCGTCAAGCGCCTGCAGTTCGACCTGGGTGGTGTGCGCATCATCTCCGACAACCCCCTGTACAAATCACGCGACCTGAGCAAGGCCGAACTGGCCGAGCTGGATCTGGTTGGCCGCGTGGTCTGGGCTGGTAAGAAGTTTTAAGGAGTTCTAATGCTTTCTGTGCTGGCTATCTGGACAGCCCTTTTATGCTTGTTGCTGACGGTGATCAGTTTGTTCAAACCGGCTTTGTTTGGACTGAAACGTCGGCTTAATGCGTTCTTTATCGGGCTCTATGCATTCCTCGGTTTTGCCCTGCTCAGCTCGGTGCCGGATGGAAAAATAGAGCTGGGTGGTGGGTTGGTGTTACTGGCGGTGCTGTCTGCCGCGCATGGCATCTTGCTGTTCTTCAGTCACGCGTTTGCCGTGCTCAGGATGAGCAAAGAGGAACGAGCTCAGAGGGCGGCATCAGCTCGCCCCAGTAAAGCCACGGCTGGCGTACTGATTCTATTTGTTGCGGCGGTTGTTGGAGCGTGGCTATTCCGCCCTACTTGGTATGATGCTCCCATGCAGCCTACTGAGAGCGCGATGGTGCAAGGTGAGCCGCAATCGGCCAAGGCACAGCGGGCGCTTTCCCTCGCTGACCAGTGCCGATTGGAGTTGGATATCTACCAGAAGATGAAACAGACCACGGATGGAGTGATGGAGCACTTTGGTGGTCTGCTGGATGGACAGCAGATCGACTATAACCAGATCGCCGAGTATCGGGTGAAAAGTGTTACACCGGTGATATCCGCGGCCCGTGACTCGATGAGCGACGTACGCACCAGCAACCTAACTGATGATGTGGTGCTCCGACTTGCAGTTGACCTGGTGCAGCGTAGTGATGCGTTTGTCGGCCAGCTCTATACCTTTGCCAGAAATGGTGATGTTAGCTCCCTACAGTCGGCACGGGACCAGCTGGCGCAGGTCATTGCATCCCACAAGCAAGCCCTGACAGTGTGCGATGACAGTCAAAAAAATTGAGGGGCAAGCCAAGCCGTGGCGGGCAGACGTTCGTCCTGACGGAGTGACCGGTCCCCGACTGCGCAAATCCTTCATGACCAAGGGGGAGGCGCTGGCGTGGGAGCGGCACCAGCTAATGAACAAGCCCTGGCTAAAAGAACCTGAACCAGAGAGTGAGCAGCAAGAGCAACAACGCCTGCTTGACCTGGTTCGACTCTGGTTTGGTCGCCATGGTCAGACGTTGGCTGATGGGGAGCGGCGGCGGGATAAGTTGATATGGCTATGTGAAGCACTGGATAACCCGGTTGCTACCGAGTTCACCTCTGAGCACTTCTCGGCCTATCGTGAACGTCGACTCGCGGGCGATCTCTATATCCCAGGTCGAAGCAAGCAGGTTACGCCGACCACTATCAACCGAGAGCAGCTTTATCTGCAGGCGGTATTCAACGAACTGGCCCGCCTTGGGGTGTGGAGTGGCGGCAACCCGTTGGCCGACCTGCGCCAGTACAAGGTACAGGAGAGCGAGTTGGCCTATCTCTCCCAGGATGAGATCGAGCAGCTGCTCGATACCTGCAAGGAGCTGCGGGATCTGTGGCTGATAGTGATGCTCTGCCTGTCGACTGGGGCCCGTTGGTCAGAGATCGAAAAAGTCAGCCGCTCCCAAGTTGGCTTGGGTCGGATCACGTTCACTCGTACCAAGGGAAAACGAAACCGGACAGTACCAGTAGCACCCTGGTTACTAGCCATGCTGCCCAAACGCCCCGGGCGTCTATTCAAAGATTGTTATGCTGAGTTTGAGAAAGCTATCAAGCGGGCCAACATCACGTTGCCATCCGGGCAGAGCACCCACGTTCTGCGTCACACCTTCGCCAGTCACTTCATGATGAATGGCGGCAACATTCTGGTGCTGCAACGTATCCTCGGCCATACAGATATAAAGATGACAATGCGCTATGCCCACTTTGCCCCCGATCATTTGGAAGATGCCGTGCGGCTGAACCCCATCACGGCCTTGAAAGATGTCCACAAACAGTCCATCCAGCCGCTCCACATTGACTTATAAAGCGCGATATTGAACTTTTCCAACCCTTATGAATCAGTAACTTATTGATTTATAAGGTTGCTTTGCGGATTCAAAATCCGCCGTTGCAAGACGTGTCGGTTCGAGTCCGACCCCGGGCACCATTCCAGAATTCAGTGACAAAAGGCCATCCTCGCGGATGGCCTTTTGTTTTTCTGGATCCCGTTGCAGGGTCCTGGCGATGGGCATCGACAGCGGGATGTCTGGCTGCGAGGTTGCCCTGACGCCAGGCTTGATTTTGTGTCTTCATCTGTGATGCCTCTTCTGGCTTACGCCATGCAACCACGCCAGAGGCGATCTCTTTCGCAGTCAACAGCCCCCCGGCAGTCAACAGAACCTCCACGCCACAAGCGGACAGTGCAGCCTCCCCGCAGCCATGCCCCGTGGCTGCTGAGTGGGCGTCAAGCCCGCCTGGTTTTTCCCCTCGCAGCCAGTGCGACTGGGTTCCCCTGGTCCTTCCGGCGCCCGCAACCAAGGCTTTGCGCCATTTAAGTGCATCCCCGGATGCTGCTCGGTCGAGGTGCAATCCTGAATGGGTTGGCGCGTCCAGCGCACCATCATGGTGCTAATATTCCTCTTTATCTTTTTAATACACTGATAGTAAAGAGGTTTATTAACTGGCCTGGTTTATGCTTCCGTTCATCAGCTTGCCATGTTGCCGCACCAATAAGGGCACATCAGTCAAGAAGGCGATGGAAGGGATGGCCGGGTATGTTTTATATGAGCCACCGGATCCACATGTTCATCAGCAAGGTGAACCGATCCGGTGCAGGAAAGACAGGGAAGGAGATGGCGATATGCTCAAGAGATTCATGATGACAGGCCCGCTGGCGTTGACCGCCTTGCTGGCCGCCCCAAGCTGGGCACAGGATGCGGTCGTGGCCACAGCCCCAGTCGCTGCCGTGACCATCAACAAAGGGGACAATGTCTGGATGCTGCTGTCGGCGGCGCTGGTGATCCTGATGTCGATCCCGGGCCTGGCACTGTTTTACGGTGGATTGGTGCGCAGCAAGAACATGTTGAGCGTACTGATGCAGGTATTTGCCCTGTTTTCCCTTATTTGTGTGCTGTGGGTGGTGTATGGCTACTCGCTCGCCTTCACCGAGGGCAACAGCTTCTATGGCTCCTTCGACAAGCTGCTGCTCAAAGGGGTGACCCCTGACTCCATCGCTGCCACCTTCAGCAAGGGAGTGGGCATCAGCGAATTCATCTATGTCGTGTTCCAGGGGGCCTTCGCAGCCATCACCTGCGGTCTGATCGTGGGGGCCTTCGCCGAGCGCATCAAGTTTGCCGCGGTGCTGCTTTTTTCCGTGCTCTGGTTCACCTTCTCCTACATCCCGCTGGCGCACATGGTGTGGTACTGGGCAGGTCCTGACGCTTATACCACTCTTGAGGCCGCCACCGCTGCCACCGCCACCGCGGGTTACCTGTTCCAGCATGGGGACCTCGATTTCGCTGGCGGCACAGTGGTGCACATCAACGCGGCCGTGGCCGGGTTGGTCGGGGCCTTCATGGTCGGCAAACGCCTCGGTTATGGCCGCGACGCCATGACACCCCATAGCCTCACCATGACCATGATCGGGGTCTCCCTGCTCTGGTTTGGCTGGTTTGGTTTCAACGCAGGCTCTGCTCTGGAGGCCAATGGCACGGCCGCCCTGGCCTTTATCAACACCTGGCTGGCCCCGGCGGCGGCGGCGCTCTCCTGGACCCTGGCCGAGTGGCTGATGAAGGGCCGTCCCTCCTTGCTGGGTGCGGCCTCTGGTGCCGTTGCCGGACTCGTCGTGATCACCCCGGCCGCCGGTTTTGTCGGTGTGGGCGGTGCTCTCATCATGGGGTTGCTGAGCGGGGTCGCTGGCCTCTGGGGTGTACATGGTCTCAAGCGACTGCTGGGTGCCGATGACAGCCTGGATGTGTTTGGCCTGCACGGGGTGTGCGGCATCCTGGGGGCGCTCTTGACCGGGGTCTTCGCCAGCCCGGATCTGGGCGGTACCGGGGTATGGGACTATGTCACCAATCAGGTGGCGCCAGATTACTCCATCCTGACCCAGGTCAAGATCCAGGCCATAGGCGTTGGCGTGACCATCCTCTGGTCCGGTGTCGTCGCTTTCCTGGCCTACAAGCTGGTGGATATGACCATCGGGCTACGGGTAAAAGAGGATGCAGAGCGCGAAGGGCTGGATGTCACCAGCCATGGCGAGAAGGCCTACAGCCAGTAAAAACATCAAGTCACAGGATCTCCATGCCGCCGCCGGTCCTATCCGGCGGCTTTTTTATGGCCGCCAAGGGGCAGCAGCTCGGCCCAGCGTTTGCTGATGGCGCTGCTTTATGCCTGGCGATCTGCCCGGTTCACCGCTCAGCTATTTCCGCTATGGCAACGTTTTATGCCTGCAATTTGGCCGGATCTCCGCTAAACTCTGCCACCCTTTATTTGGGGTAG